GCCGATTTCGGCCACAAGGATCCTGGGACGCAGCGCGCCGTGATCGCGGAGATCCAGCTGCGCTCGCGCAGCGCTGGCCTCGCCGGCACGGTCGTCCCCGTGTGGGATGGCGGCGGGGGGCGCATGGCGTTCATCGCGCCGCGGCCATGGCACCCCTTCTTCAGCTCCCTCGACCTCGGGACCGTCCGTGCCTGTGTGAATCGCGAGCTGCGCTGGTAGGACACGACTTGACGTTTGGATTCCGCCCAGAGCTACGCTCGCACACCGCGAGCGGACCTCAGGCGTACTCGCTCGCCTGCTGCTGGTTCCTGAGCACCACGGTCATCATGCGGGTGGCGGTGGCGTTGTAGGCGGCGCGGAACTCGAAGCTCGCCTCGACGCCGGCCGGTCCTTCGATCGGCGTCTTGGCCAGCGCCAGGTAGACCTCGTGCAGCGTGACGGTGAGGCTGCGGTTGGCATCGATCGCGTAGCCGAAGGCGAACTCCGCGGGGGCGTTGTCCTGCGCCTGGGTCAGCAGCGTGGTGTCCGCGAAGCGCGCGGTGATCTGGCCGGTGGCGCGCGCGATGCCGGGGTCCACGCCCTCCACCTTCCGGTCGGCCCGGATGGTGCGCACCATCTCCATGCCGTTCGCGTAAGTGAGCCGCGCGCCGGTCACCTGGGCGAGCGCGGAGCCGTTGCGGCTGATCGCCCCCTGCGCCTTGTGGAAGGCGGTGTAGGCGGCGCTGGTCGGCGTGCCGCCGGCGCTCGTGCCGCCGCGCGTCGAGCCCTGGCCCATCAGCCCGAAGGTCGCGGTGGCGGGACCCGTGGGTGAGAAGTCGATCTCCAGCGTGTCGGCGCGCACGCCGGTGCAGAGATCGTAGTTCGGCACATCCGGATAGCCGATCTCGATGCTGTTGGACGGCAGCGCCGCGGCGCCCGAGCCGAAGCTGTGGACGAAGTCCGGGCTGGTGCCGGTGGTGGTCGGCGGGCCGAGCAGCAGCCGCAGCCAGTGGCCGATATTGACCAGGTCGACCGGCACGACAGCCTGGCCCTGCACCGTGACGGTGTCGAGGAAGGGCGCGGCCGGATCGCGGCTGCTGCCCACGCCGATGACGTCGGCATCGAGCAAGGGCTGCTCGGCGCCGAGGTCGCAGGAGAGGAAGGGCAGGCGCCGCCAGTCGCCCGCGGGCGCGGTGCCGTAGGTCGCCTCGGGGATCATGAGCAGACGGCAATTGGCGCCGATGGCACGGGGCATCGGAGATCTCCGGGATCAGCGGGAGGGAGAAGCGTCAGGCCAGCGGCGAGCCGGCGACGGTGAAGAACAGCGCGACGGGGACAGATGCGGCGCGGGCGGCCGCGGCGCCCTCGAACTCGACGTCCTCGAAGTCGGGCGCGCCAGGCTGGACCCACTCCACTGCGCCACCGAGGGTGCGGTCGGCGGTGATCGCGGCGGCGATGTCCACCAGCAGCGCGTCGAGCAGGGCGCTCCTCGCCGCCGGCGTCGCGCCGCCGACGGTGACTTCGACCTCGGCGCGGTGCTCGATCGCCCAGGCCAGCGGCGACAGGATCGCCGTCTCCTCGACGGTCTCCCCATCGCGCAGGACGACCAGCCCACCGGGCGGCAGGCGCTGCGGCACGACTTCGCCGCGCAGGACCAGAGGTGCCGGGTTCCTGCCGGCCAAGGCGGTGCCGAGCTGACTTTGCAGTGCCGCGATGGCGGCCTCCCGTACGCTCACGGCGCCACCCCCCCGCTCTCGCGCTCCCAGGCGGCGGCGAACCGCCTGGGCAGCCGGCGCAGGCCGCGCTCGGCGGCGCCCTTCACGTCCAGCCGCTTGGCGAGCTTCACCTGCGGCAGCAGCAGGAACATCGGCACCATGCCGCGCTGGAGCATGCCGCGCGCCCAGGCCTCGCGCCCCTTGCGGTTCGCGGTGCCGATCTCGGCGAGGCCGCCGGCGATCAGGCGGGTGCGGCGGCGCCGCCCGGTCTGCTCGCCCTGCCGCAGCGGCAGGCACCAGACGAAGCCGCGGCCGGAGCGGAACGGACGGAGGAAGCCCTGGCCCGAGGCGACCATCTGCGCCGGCGTCACCCGCAAGCCCTTCTCTCCGCGGCCGCGGCGTCCCCGCGCCGCGTTGAAGCCGGTCGGGATCGCCAGGAACTTGCGCCCGCCCCTGGCGCGGATCAGCGCGCCGCGCTCGAAGGCGTCGATGACGTTCGGCACCTTGGTCCACACCAGGCCGGCGGGCCGCAGCGACTGCCCCGTGCGGGGAAAGACCTGCGAGCGCCAGGCATTGGCGATCCCCCGCGCATTGCCGCCGAAGCTGCTGGTGACCTGCCGCCGCAGCTCCTGCTTGACCTGCTCCGTCTCGGCGCGGATCGCCGTCATCGCCGCGCGCTCGCCGGCACGGACCTCGGCGGCGAGCTGCCGGCGCAGGTCGCCGAGGATGGTGGCGGCCAGCCTCACGGCGTGCCGCCGCCCGGCGGCAGGCCGGTGCGGTGGCGGATGATGGCAACGGCGAGGTCGTGCAGCGCCGCCTGGCCGAGGTAGCCGAACACGAAGGCGAAGAGGAAGCGGCCGTACTCGTTGAACTCGAGGAAGCCCCCGAGCGCATAGCCGGCGCTGCCGACCAGGGCGGCGGAGGGCACCTCCCAGGCGAGGCACCAGCCGAAGCGCCGGCGCTCGGGATTGTTCCAGCGCACGAAGCCACCGGCGAGGCCGGCCGCGGCGCCGAGCAGCAGGTCGCGCAGGATCTCCAGCAGGGTGAGGGCGTTCTGCGGCATGGGGGCTCCTATCGCTGGCAGAGCACGCGCCAGGTGGTGCCGGAGGCGTCGCGCTCGGCGTGGCTGACGGTGAGCAGGTCGGGGCCGAGGGTGAAGCTGTCGCCGGCGGCGAGGTCGGGCAGGACGGCGATGGGAACCGAGAGGATGTCCGTCGCCGAGAGGATCTCGGTCCCGAAAGCATCCGCCACGCGGTCGGGCGACGACCGCAGGACGCGGAGACTTATCGGCGCGCCAACACCGCCCTGCCGGTAGACGGCGTCCACCCCGAGGTTCGGATCGGCGACCAGCACGGCCATCGCCTCCGCGAAGGCGTTCACCGCTCGTCCCCGTCGGCGGGGTTGAGCCGCCGCACCGCGGCGAGCCGCCCCGCGCAGTCGGCGTGGGCGGCGTCATAGGCCAGCAGCAGCTCCGCTACCTGGCCCTGCGTGAGGTGATCCGTGGCCGGAAGCGCCGGCGCCGGGGCGCAGACCAGCAGCGCGTCAGGGAGGCGGAGCGGCAGCAGCCGGATCTCCGGCGCTGCGGCTGGCGCGCAGGCGCTCGACAGCAGCGCGCAGCACAGGGGCAGCGCCGGCGGCATGGCTCGGGTCACGGCGGAGGACCTCCAGGTTGGCGCCGAGGCGGGCGGCCTGGGCACGGGCGCGCTCGGCCTCGCCGATTAGGGCGGCGATCTGGCGCGCGTGCTCGGCGGTGGCGCGGGCCAGCGCCGCCGCATTGGCCTCAGCGGTGCGCGTGGCCGTCGCGGCATCCAGGCGGGCGGCGTCGCGCTGCGACCGGAAGTGCCAGGCAGCCGTGACGGACAGCAGGATTGCTGCCGCGAGCCCAATCGGCAGCGCATGGCGCCCGAGCACGGCGAGGATGGTCGCACCGGTCACGGGTACGCCCTGCGGTCGAGCTCGAAATGCGGTCCGTCGCGGAAGGAGGTCCAGTCGCCGCCCCAGACGATCGGCACGCCGAGCGCCTTGGCCGCAGCCTTCATCGCCGCGCCGAGCTGCTCGTACAGGCTCCAGTCCCAGCGGATCTCGCCCTGCTCCACGGCGCCGTCGCCGTCGTCGAGCCAGTAGGCGAGATCGACGGCGTGGCCGGTTACGTGCCGGCTGTCCATCGTGCGCGAGGCGCCGATCGCGACCAGCCGGGCCTGGCGCTCGCGGGAGCGCAGCCCTTCCGTGACGATGAAGGGCACCGCCAGGCGGGCCCGTTCGACGACGCGCACCAGGTCGCGGTGCACGCCCGCGAGGCGCGCGCGATCGCGCGCCAGGAGCGCGGCCATCACGCCCCCGAGGCCGGCACGCGCGCCAGCATCACCCGCACCGTGGCGTCGGCGGCGAGCGCCGCGACGGTGCAGAGCCCGACCTGGAAGTTGCCGGTGGCGGTGGTGGTGATGCGGCGGTTGGCGTCGTCCCAGAACACCCGCGCGCCCGGGCTGATGGCGAGCGCGGGCTCCTTGGGCAGCTCGAACTCGCCGCGGGTCTCGCACTCGACGCTGGCGTTCTGGGCGGCGTCCGATGCGGCGACGCCGAAGAAGGCGCCGACCAGCAGACCCTGGCCGGCGAGGATGCCGCCCGCGTAGGGCACCACCATCGGGATGGAGCGCGCGTCGGGACGGAGGCAGTTGCGCATGGAAGGGTCTCCTGAAAGCGCGCAGGGCGCCGACCGGCTCTCCGGGACCCCATCGCAGCTTGCTGCGATGGGAACCCATCCGGCGGCGCCCTGGCGCGATGCGGATGGAAAGAATGAGAGCGGCGGGATCAGGTGCCCGGGTTGAACCAGGCGCCGCGCCAGTCGATGGCGCCGACGCCGAAGTCGAAGATCACGCTGACCTCAACCCCGTCGGCGCCCTGCACCGGGCCGGTCGTCACCTGCGGCCCCTCGGCGCCGTTGAGGTAGCCGTAGACATAGACCGGCGCCGCGAGCGGGTCGGAGAACAGGTACCAGCGGTTGGCCGGGATCAGCGGCTCGATCACCGGCTGCACGAAGCCGGCGAAGACGTTCGCCTTGCCGATCTCGCTCGCCTGCACGACCACCGTCGCCTGGCGGGCGGCGAGTTCGAGGTTCGGGCCGACCAGCAGGCGCATGGTCTGGCCCATCGAGATCGGCAGGCCGTCCAGCGTGCGCTGTTTCATGATCGCGGTGCGGCCGGCGCCGATGGTGGTGGTGTCGAGCACCGTGCCGGTGCTGGCCTTGTTGGCCCGCGCGGCGCCGGTGGCGAAGACGGGGGCGCTGCCGGTGGTCAGCGTCGGGCCGTCGCCATTGGCGCTGTTCATCAGGTTGTAGGCGGTGGCGTTCTCGAACTCGGCGACGCGGCGGCCGATCGCGGCGGCGAAGTCGGTGAAGGCGCCGAGGTCGTCGTTGACCAGCATCGGCCGCGTGACGCGGATGCGCCGCGCGAAGGTCTGCAGCAGCACGATCTCCTGGCTCTCGGACATGGTGCCGACCTGGATCTCGCCGTTCTCGGCGAGCGGCAGCAGGGTCGGGAAGTCGCCGACGCGGAGATGCCGGTGCGGCTTGAAGTCGCGGAAGTCGCGCCGGAGGAAGACCTGCCGATAGGTCGGCTGCGCCGGCTGGTAGGCGGCGAGCAGCATCTTGTTGGCCGCCGCGGCGAGCAGCAGCGGGAAGTCCGAGCTGGTGTGGAAGGCGCGCTCGGCGAGCAGCGTCGGGTTGCGGGGCACGCTCCGCTCGCCGCGGGCGCGCAGCAGCTCGCCGATCATGTCGGAGGGACGCCAGCCCATGAACTCGGCGTGGCGCCCGGAACCTTGGGGCTGGTAGCCGGGCATGGCGCGGGCGGCGAGCGCCTCGGCCATGGCATCGAGGATCTGCGCCGGGTCGTCGTGGCTCGGGCCGGTTTCGGGGCGGGCGGGGATGGACGGCCGCGGCCCCTGCGCCACCAGGGCGTCGAACAGGGCGCGCCGGGCCTGGTCGCCGGTCCAGCCCTGGGCGATGGCCTCAGCGCGGATCGGGGTGATGCGTTCCGCCGGCAGCAAGGCGCGGGCGGCCTCCACGGCGGCGTCGATGCCGGCGATGCGCGCGCGCTCGGCGCGCTGGGCCTCGGCGCGGACCGCGTCGAGGTCGTGCGCCGGCACGGCCGGTGCGGGCGCGGCGCGGGTGGGTTCCGGCGCCGGGGCGCTGGGCGTGGTGGTCACGGGGGTCTCCTGGGGCGGGGTGGACGGCGCGGCGGAGGGCGGCGCCGACGGGGCAGCAGCCGGGGTCTCCGGCGTCGTCTCGGGCATGGGTGGGTCCTCGTCGGGCAGGGCGGGTTCAAGGGCGATGGCGGGCGCGCCCTGCGACGCCCCGCCGCGTACCGCCGCGTCGCGGTCCACCGGGACCGGCACGACGGAGATCTCGAAGGGCTCCCAATCCACCGCGCGGTGGACGGTCTCGCCGGTGGCGGGATCGGGCCGCGGCTCGTAGCGGTGCACGCGATAGCCGACGCTCACCGCGCGGAGCGTGCCGTCGGCGATGCGCTGCCAGACCGGCTCGACGTCCGCCGCGGAGGAGAACTGCAGCGTGGCGTAGCCCCGGCCGCGCTCGAGGCGGGCGGCGGTGACGCGGCCCAGCACGTCGCGCGCACCGCCGCGGCGATGGGTGTCGAGCACCGGAGCGCGGCCGGAGCGCAGCGCCTCCATGCGCACCGCGTTCGGCGACATCTCCAGCTCCTCGGTGATCAGGCCAAGGGCGGGGACGAAGTTCTTCGCGCGGGCGCCGGTCGACCACACCACCTCGACGGTGCGCGCGGCGCGGTCGACGGTGGCCGGTGCGGTGATGGCGCGCTGCGCCACCAGGGGAGCGTTGGCTGCGGTCGGCGCAGCCGGGTTCGCCGACGCGGGGTCGCCCCCGCCCGGTCCGGTGGTCTCGCCCATTGGTCGGTCAGTCCTGCTGCTGCGGATCCTGGCGCGGCGGCGCCGCGGCGCCGGTGGCGGCGATCTCCACCGCGGCCAGCTGCGCCGCGTCCTGCGCCGCGCCGGACTTCGCGACCCGGCGTGGGTCGGTGTCGAGCGCGAGGCCGGCCTCGTCGAGCAGCGCGTTGGCCTCGCGGATCATCTCCACCGCGGCGCGGAAGTCGTAGCCGAAGGCCCCGGCCGCCTCCGGCTGCGGCACGAAGCCGGCGCGCACCTGGGCGATCAGCGCCGTAGTGTCCTTCAGCGGGTCGATCATCTCGTGCGCGGGCGGGACATGGCTGACGCCGTCCGGCACCTCGGCGCCCCACAGCCCGAGCAGCGCGCCCTGCCGGTGGAAGCGCTCGGCGATGGGCCGCACCAGCATCGGGATGAGCATGCCGTACTGCACCTGCTCGCAGAGGCGGCGGAACTCGATCTTGCCGGCGCGCAGCGAGGAGTAGTTCGCCTGGGTCAGGTCGCCGGAGACCTGGTCGTAGGTCAGGCCGGCGCCCACCGCCGCCGCCTCCAACGCCCTGCGGGCGAAGGCCGCGTGCGACCCGCCCCCCGAGGGATTCACCACCTCCACGCTGCCCATGCCGCGGCGGTAGAGGATCATCCCCGGCTCGAAGCTCTCGACCGCCCGGCCCTGGGCGTCGCGGAGCAGGCCGGCGGCGGCGCCGGTCAGCGCCTCGTCACCCTCCTCGGTGACCACCGCCGCCAGGCACGCCTCGATCTTGGCCTTCATCAGCAGCGCGGCCTCGTAGTCGCCGAGGTCGCGCAGCCGCAGCAGCACCGGGGCGAGCCAGGAGACGTCGCGCAGCTGGCCCGGGCGGCGCTTGCGGTAGATGTGCAGCACGTCGCCCGCCGGGATGCGCTGGCTGCTCTGCCAGGTGGCCCCGTGGAGGATCCCGGCGGCGCCGGGATGCACGCGGTGCAGCCAGTAGCCGATCGGCGCACCGGCGTCGCCGAGGGCGATGCCCTGGATGGTCGGCGCGCCCTCCACCATGCCGTTGCGCGCGGTGTCCAGATGGTCTGCCTCCAGCACCTGCAGCCGGAGGCCGATCGGGTTGGCCGGCGACGGCGGCGCCAGCAGGAAGCGCACGAAGCACTCGCCGCTCTCGACCACCGCCCGCATCACCAGCGCCTGCAGGCCGTAGAGGTCGAGCCGGCCCTCGGCATCGCAGGCGGTGCTCTCGGCCCAGCGGCGCCAGGCATCGGCGTGACGCTGATCCGGCCAGCGGGTGGTGATGCCGGCGCCGACCGCGTTGCCGGTCCAGAGATCGACGATGCGGCTGGCATAGGGATCGTTGCGCACGGCATCGCGCGCGCGGCGCGCTACCGTCGCCGCCGCCGTGCCGATCTCGGCATTGGCGCTGCCGCCGGAGGGCGCCCAGGCGGAGGCGCGCCCATCCTGCGCCGCGGCGTAGCCGCGGAAGGCCCGCCAGGCTCGGATCATCCGCTCGATCACGCGCCACCCCCGCGCGCGAAGCTGGCGAGCGTGACCGAGGGCCGCCGCGCGGCACCGTTTTCGGCGCCATGCAGCACCGCGAGCGCCCGCCCGAGTTCGTCGAGGCTGCGGTACTCCACGGTGCGCCCCTCGAAGCTCACCCGCGTGGTGCCGCCGGTGTAGGCGGCCGCGAGGGCGGCCGCACGGCTGCCCGCCGGCTGCGCCAGCGCCCAGGCGAGGACGGCGGGATCCATCACGCGGCCCGGAGCGTCGGCAGCGGCGCCGCCGCGTTGACCAGGTAGGACAGCCCGCTCGGCGGGTTCGGCATGATCGGCACGCCGGCCTGGTGCGCCAGCGGCGCGAAGAACCCGTTCTCGCTCCCCGTCGTGCCCCCGCCGGCGCCGCCGTCCGCCGCGGCCGAGCCGAGCAGCAGGGTGTTGCCGCCGCTGAAGGCCTGGGTGCTGGTGCCGCGCACCGAGGGCGTGCCCGAGAAGCACAGCAGCAGCCACCAGACCCCGGCGGAGATCCAGCGCGGCTGCGCGAAGGGGCAGAGCGCCGCGCCGGTGGTGGTCTCGGCGTCGGCCAGCGGCTCCTCGATCACCGCCCCCGGCCGGCCGGCGCCGTTGTCGGCGGCGAGCGCCATGCGGAGGAGGCCGGCGGCGCCGGTGGTCACGCCCACCGCCATGGCCGAGAACAGCCCGGGCCGGGCGAGGACGTAGGGCACGCAGTACAGCCGGTTCGCCGCCATCGCCACCGCGCCGCCCACCGCGCGCGCGTGCTGCGAGGCGTAGAACCGGCCCGGGACGTAGGGCAGCATCGCCGGCGCGGGCGGCAGGTGGTGCTGGAACAGAGCGGTCATGCGAGCGGCCGGATGCCGAGGGTGAGCAGGCGCTCCGCCGCCTGGTCCACCGGCGCCGCGGCAAGGCCGGAGCGCAGCCGCAGCCACCGCCAGCCGAGCAGCAGGGTGGGCGGCAGGGTGAGCGCCCGGCCGCCGGCGACGGTCAGCACCACCTCGTTGCCGAGGTGGTCGTGGAGGTCCGCCCAGGCCGCGGGCTCGCCCTCGTCGAGCGAGCCCTGGACGGTGAGCGGGGCGTCGGTCCAGGCGGCGGGGAGCAGCAGCAGGCAGACGCCGTAGCCGACGCTGGCGACCGGCGCGCTCAGCGCCTGGCCGGCGGCGATGCTGGTGCGCACCGGGACGATGGTGGTCATCAAGGTCTCCAGGGTCAGCGCAGCCAGCCGCCGCGCGGCGCGAGCCAGCCACGCGGGCGATGGGTCTCGGGCACTTGCGGCGCCGGCGGCGGCGATTGAGAAGCGACGTTCCCAGCAGCGGGAAGCTCGCTCGGCCGCAGCGAGGCATTGGCGATTTGGTCCCGCAGCTGCTGCCAGAAGCGCTCGCCGTAGCGGTCGGCACCGAGCAGCCAGAGTGCCGCGCGCGCCAGCACCGCGCAGTCCAGCGCTTCATTTCGTTCCCTGAGCTTCGCCCATTCCTGCCGGGCGAAGCCGCGGCGGTCCTTCACCGTGCGCAGCTGCTCGGCGACGAGCTGCTTCACCCACTCCGCCTCGATCGCCCGCGGCAGGTGCACCCAGCCGGGCGGGAACTCTGCGGCATCGCCGCGCCCGAGCCAGAGCCGGCGGTAGAGGTCGGCCTTCCAGGTGGAGACCGACACCGTCCACAGCTTCAGGCCGCGGCGGAGCTTGCGGCCATCGACCAGCGCATCGACCGGCGTCGGGCCCTGCACCGGCTGCGCCCGGTTCCAGCCGTCCACGCCCTTGGTCGGCGCGATGCGCGAATCCCGCAGCCGGCGGAGATGGCCATAGACCGCCGCCGTGTCCCGCCCGCCGGTGTCGACGCAGAGCCGGGCGATCTGCATCGTCCCGCCACCAGACCGGGGCCAGTCGCGCGCCAGCAGCTTCGCCAGCGCGTCCCACGGTTCCCGCTCGCGCGGGCTGCCGGGGATCACAACGTGGTCCACCAGCCAGGAGGAGAAGCCCTCGGCCCAGCCCCAGACGTCGCATTCCAGGCGGTCGTCCTGCACGTCGATGCCAGCGGTCAGCACCAGCGCGCCCGGCGGGACGATGCCCATCCGGAAGTCCTCACGCCGCTCGACGAGGCGTTCCCAGTCCGGCGCCTCGCCCTGCTCCTGCCAGGTCTCGCCGAGCACGGTGTTCTTGAAGGTCTTCAGGTCCTCCGGCTTGCCCTGCGCCGCCTCCCAGTCGCGGGCGATCTGCTCCCAGGACAGCCAGCCGACCGGCGAGTAGAGCGCCGAGATGTGGAAGCCGACCGTGTGCGGATCCTGCGCCTCCGCCGTGGCCCGCCACTGGCCGCCGGCCAGCATGGCGGTCTTGTGGTGCTCCTCGATCGGCTCGTCGCAGCTCTCGCAGTGGTAGCGGACCGAGCGCGGGTCGCCCTTCTCCCAGCGCAGCCGCTCGAACTTCAGCCATTGCATCTCGCCGCAGTGCGGGCACGGCACGAAGTAGCGGCGCTGGTCGGAGGCGGCATATTCCCGCTCGATCCGGCTGCGCCCGGCGATGGTCGGCGTCGAGACCAGGAAGGCCTTGCGCCGCCAGCCGAAGGTGCGCGCCCGCGCCTCGGCCAGCGCGATCGGGTCGCCCTCGCCCTCGACGTCGCCGGGATAGGCGTCGATCTCGTCTAGGAACAGGAACCGCGCCGTCATCGAGCGCAGCCCGACCGCGCTGTTGGCGCCGGTCAGCACCAGGATGCCGCCGGGGAATTCCTTCGACAGCAGCGTGTTGCCGGAATCGCGGGCGCGGGCCGGGGCGACCCGCTCCTTGAGCGCCGGGGTCTCCTCCAGCAGCGGGTCGATGCGCTGGCGCGAGAAGCGCTTGGCCAACTCGACGGTGGGCTGCACCGCCAGCGCCGGGGCCGGCACGTGGTGCAGGATGTAGCCGAGCCAGCAGTTGCCGCTCTCGGTGGCGCCGACCTGGGCGCCCTTCATGAACACGACGCGCCGGGCCGGGTGCACCGCCGACAGCGCGTCCATCACCTCCCGCAGGTAGGGCGTGCGCGAGGTGCGCCAGGGCCCCGGCTCGGAGGAGGCGCGGCTGCCGAGGATGCGGTGCCGCTCCGCCCACTGCGAGACGGTGAGCTGCGGCGGCGGGCGGAGCATCGCGCCCATCCGCCGGCGCACATGCTCACGCGCCCGGCTGCCGAGCTCCGCCGAGGCCTGCGGGGTCGAAGCGATCGGCGGCCTCCGAGAGCAGGTCGGTGACGTGCTGCTGCAGGATGGTCTGCAGCAGATGCGGGTCGACGCCGAGCTCGGCGGCGATCAGGCCCGAGACCCGGGCCGGCCAGTTCAGCAGCGCGTCGCGCATCGCGCCGGCGATCTCGTCGATCGTGGCGTTGGCCTCGGCGACGTCGAGCAGCCGGCGCTTGTTCTCATCGAGCGCAAGGCGCTGCGCCTCCACCTTCAGCGCGAGCTGCGCGACCTTCAGCCGGGCGTACGGCGTGTCGCCGCCGGCCGCGCCCCCGCCGCCATTCGCGAGCGGCGAGCGCACGGGGTCCGCGGTCTCGACCAGGCGGCGGCGGGTCTTGTCGATGTCCCAGCTTCCGTCCGGCTCGCGGCCGATCCGCCCCGTCGCCTCGGCCTTGCGCAGCGCCGTCTCGGTGATGCCGATGCGGCGGGCGGCTTCACGGGTGGACGGGGTCAGTTCCGGCATGGCGGCGACCTCCCGCCGCGCGCGGTGATGCTGGGAGTCGCTTCAGCACCGGTGCACGTCATCGCGTGGTGTTGCTGAATCCTGGTGCACCCGACGCCACGCAGGACGCATGATCGGTAGCACCCGCAAGGAGCACCGGGATGTCGCCGAAGGATCCCGAGAAGATGGTGATGGCGACCGCGAAAGCGATGGCGATCGCCGACGTCCACGCCGCCACACCTGGCGTCGTGAGGCACTATGTCGAGGATGCGCGGAAGGTGCTGGTCGGTGTGCTCAAGGCGGCGAAGCGCCAGAAATGGGAGCTGTCGGAGCTGCTGCTGGCGCTCGATCCACCGAAACCCGGGCCGAAGCCCTGGGCGGCGTATCAGGGCCCGCTGCCCTCACGCCGCGGGCCCTGAGCCGTTCTCCAGGATGTCACCCGGGGATGCGGTACACGGTGTAGGATCCCCGCGCGCCCTCCTTGTTGGGGCCGACCTGGCGCACCCGCTCCAGCACCTGCACCTCGATCCCCTGGCGGCGCTTCTTCAGGCCGGCGAAGAAGCCGCGGACCGTGTGACCCTGCCAGCCGGTGGCCTCGCAGATTTGGGCGATGGTCGCGCCCTCCTCGCGGCGGAGCAACGCCAGCACCGCCTCCTGCTTGGTGCCCTCGCGCGGCTTCCGCGGCGTGCCCGGCTCGCGCGCGGTGCGGAGCGGCTTGCCCGCGAGGGCGGCGCGGAGGGCCGCCATCGGCCCGTCGAGGGCGGTGATGATGTCGGTTTCGCGGTTAGCCTCGTCGCCCCAGGCCGCGAGGACCGCGGCGGCGGCGTCGCGCAGGTTGGCCCGCGGGGCGGGCGTGGGCGCGACCTGGGCGGCTTCCGGTTCCGGGCCGTCCTCGTGCTGCGCCGCCTCGTCCGCCCCGCCCGTGGGCGCCGTGTCCGCGCCCGTCGCGGTGGCCTCGGCGGCGGCGCGGCGCTCGGCGTTGCGGCGCGCGATGGCCTCGGCGCTCTGCTCGTCCTCCTCCGGCGCCTCCCCCGCGTTCGGGTCGACGCCGATGGCGCGCAGGCCCTCGTCGGTGATTTTCAGCAGCATCTCGTCGCCCTCCACCGTCCACTTCGCGATGGCGTCGTAGGCCGGGCGGTGCACCGCGATCACCAGGTCGCTCCTCAGCAGGGACTTCGCAACCACCTGCCGCGCTGCGGCCGGGAGGCGCTCGGGCGGGTAAGCCAGGTGCTCGGGGTGCCCTGCGGCGGCGGCGAGGATCGCGCGCTGGGTGTCGGTGAGCTTCATCGTCGGGGTCTCCGGTTCGGCACCCGATGAGCCGGGTGCTACCACCCCGAGCCCCGCAGGCCGGGCCTGCTGGGGCAGTGGCGACGCCGCACGCGGCGGGCGGCGCGTGTCAGTCGCCGCGCGCAATGTCCGCAGCGATGCCCTCACTGATCACGAAGCCCGTCAGGTAGGGCAGCCCCGCGGGGATCCCCGTCTCGCGGCCGGTGCGGCGTCCGATCCGCCAGCCCATCCAGATCGCGGTGGCTGCGTCGATGGCATCCGCGATGCCGCGGCCCGCGTGACGCTGGTTGCTGACTTCGTCGGCAAAGTGGCGTCCGTGGCGGCTGTCGAGGAAGGCGCGCACCGAGTCCGGATCCGTCCCCGTCGCGTCGTGGATCG